ACCTCGACCACGTTAGACACCTCGTCTTCGGACACCGGCACCCGCACATCGCGGGTCATATGGACATACTTTTTCCCAGTTAGAGTGCCGGTCCCGGCGGAGAGCACGGCATAGTTGGCGCCGCTGGACTGGACGGAAAAACCGGATGCTTCCAAGCCGTAGGCCGGCTCCTCGAACTGGATGATGTCGCCCTCCTCAGCCACCCCCTCGAACAGCGTCACTTCTTCGGTCCCTTTGATATATTGGTGCTCCAGCACTGACACCTCGGTGACCTTGCTCTCATAGGTGACCTTATCGCCCCAAAAGATTCGATCCGGCGGGATGGAGCTGGAGACACCATCCCACAGGGATTCGATGCGCAGCACCCCGTTCTGGTCAGTCTTTGCATGGGCTCCGATGGCAAAAAGCACCTGCGCCAGATTGGCCCGCCGGGTAGCGACAGGCAGCCATCCATATAGCTTAATACCTGCGAATTTGCTCTGAATGATGTAGGGGATGGTGCAGATCTCCGCCACCAGCTCGTCCACCGTCTGGCCGGTGTAGATGCCACCCAGGTGATTGGACTGCTCCAGGAGAGCGACCGCATTGTTGGCGCTGATCTCATAGGTGTATTTCCCGGTACGCTGGATGCTCTCGATGTAATAGGTGCCCCGCAGCTTGTCCCGGTAGTAATACAGCAGTTTCTCATTCCGCCGGAAAGCGGTCAGGGCCGCGCCCGTCTCCTCGTCTCTGATATATAGTCCCACGTTGATGGTGCCGATTTCCAGGGCGTCGGACAACAGAGCCACAGCGTCATAAACTTCTCCGTCCTGGATCTCGTCATCCGTAAAGGTCAAGTCTCCATAAACCAGTTTATTAACCGTGGCGCTCATGCCGGCCTCCTTTGGGGCTTCTGTGCGTAGAATTGGACGGACAGGTTCCCCCATCTTCTGGTTTTCCCATTATCTGCCGTCATGCTGTCGCTCGTATCCTCGATGTACGCCCGGAAGCTCAATGTACCCGCTCCATAGGGAAGCACAACCTCGTGGGACTCCACTGGCGCGGTCAAGATTTCAAAAAGGGCATCATATTCCGTCTCAGACAATGCGTTGCTCCCGACGGTCATCTCATAGTCGTAATAGGTCCCGATGATGTCCCGGAAGTGGGCGCCGCTTTTCACGTCTCCCGACAGTTTGCTTTCACTGACTCTGCCCTTGCGGGCCAGTTCCGTGACAATGACATTGAACTCCTGTCCATCGATTGAGAATTTCATCGTCTGGTTCCCTCCACCAGCGGCGTGCCTGCCCGAGCATCCTCCCGTTTCAGTTCATAAGCCAGGTAGCGGGTTAGTCCAGGCGCCGGACGTATGGTCAGGGTTCCGCTCAATCCGCCTCCGCTCTCTTCCCTCACAATTTGCCGGATAAGGTTTTCCGGGGCCTCCAGGTTGCGGCCCTTCTTCTGGTCGCCCAGTACCGCCAGGAACTCCCCATTCGGCGGGATCACTGCACCGGTAGCCAGCGCGGGTATGCTGGCGCTGCGGCCGGAGACTCCGCCGTATGTGCTTGGACTCAAGCTCTGCTGGGTGGCGGCGTTCATTTGGTTTACCCGCTTCTCCGCAGAATTGATCGCCATCATCATGGCGGCAATTCCGGCGGTGATCGCAACTACGGCCACACCCAACGATAACGCTGACTGGAACGCACCCACCGCCAGCGCCGCAGCAAACGCCGCAGCAGTAACTGCACCCAGGATAGTGACCACTTTCTCCGCGTCGCTCATGGAATCCCACACGCCCGCCGCCTGCATCAGTAGGGAAAACAGCAGGCCAAAGGCCACGAACGCAAGCCCGGTGCTGGCCTTTGCCATGAGCATCGCCTTGTCCATTGTCATGAGAGATGTGGCCAGGCCGGTAATCATATCAATGGCCTTAATCGCACCAAGTGCAGCAATGCCACCGACAATCATCGTAAAAACATCATCTATGTTCCCCATACCCCCACCCAGTTCACCACAT